GGGTTACCCGGAGGTGCCCTTCCTGTATTGTTAACCTGTGGGTTGATCTATTAGATCAAGCCGCCTGGGAGGATGCCAGTGAGAGCAGCCATCGTGTTGGTGAGGCTGGTGCTGCTGGTGTTCCAGGTGTTGACGTATGGAGCAACAGTGTTCGTGGTAGCGAACGTGTTGTTCAATGCATATGCGCTGCTGTTGGTTGAACCGCTGAGAACCTGAGTGCTCTGCGTGTCATAGCAGTATAGTCCATCGAGACCGCCATAGAGTGCATTGTTGCTGAGAACAAGGTAACCATTCTGGTTGGTGTTGTCAGCTGTGGTGGTGCCATAGTTGTTGTAACCATAAGCTTCCCAGATGTTATTCTTTTCAGTGCTCACTGTCACGATGGTGATCGTGAGTCCAGTGGTGTAGCTGCTACCGAACACGCTGCTTACTGAAGCGTTGTTGTTGTAGTAACCAGCCTGAGCGAAGTAAACGCTGGTGTGTGCGTTGATGGTTGCACCGTTGATGCTGCTTGGCAGCGTGCTGATGCCAACCTGCACTGGGTTACCACGTCCTGCGAAGGTGTTCACGAGGATGTTGTAGTTCTGCTGCTGATAGAAAGCATCGAGGTATGCATTGAGGCTGCTGTATGTTGTTGGTACGCCTGCACCATTGGTTACAGTGACGTTGGTCCATGTGCCAAGGGTAGCATAGGTTTGATAACCAGGAAGGTCAACAACTGGAGTGTCAACGTTGGTCTGGCTAACTGGAACCAGGGTGGCGAATGCCCACCACTGTGGCTGTCCACTGAGGAACGAACCAGCCTGGTAGTTACCATTTACTTGATCGGTCATTTTCTCTCTCCTTAAGAGTTAATGCAAAATTGTTTTGCTGTGATTATTTATACCGCAGGCTAAATCAGCTGCGCTTGCTAGACCGTTTGGTCTTCTTGGCTGGTTGCTTGGGTTCTTCGTAAGGAATGTAGCCAAAAAGGCTGGGACGACGGTTTATGTTTCCCATGGGATTAGCTACGCTTGCGATGTTTCCTGCGCTGGTAGCACCGCCACTTGCGCTTTCTACCATGTCTAAGAAATCATCATCTTTCTTGACTAGATCTCTGATCCTCATGTCTTGGCTGCCTTCCTTATAAGTGCATCTGCTGCTGCTATACCCGCGGCAATGGCCAAACCTTTTAGCAATCCAAATCCGCCGTGTTTATTTACTGATGCTACAGGTGCACCGCCAGTTTCTGCATCATTTACACCATGTAATTCATACCTATTGACGTGTGCCAGATGCTGGAATTGATTGATTATGTCTCCCATGCTAGCTTTAGCACGCAGAGCCTGCAACAATCTGGTTACTGTGAGCTGCTTTTGCTCTGTATCAAGCTTGCCTGTATCCCATTCGCTAGCAAGGCGACGAACGCTGCGATAGTTGCTGTTGGTGATGTGCAGCTGTTGCTCTATGTTCATCAACAGGCGCCTAGCCAATGAACCGTCATAGGTAGGACGGCTCATAGCTGTCAAAAGCTGCCTAGTGCTAGCACCATTGAAATGTACCTGATGCCAGAATAGATCGTTGGCCTCTGGATGGTTTAACTGTTTTCCAACCACGCTGTCGTGATCCCTGATCACATGCAGGAATTGATATAGATCAGTGTTTTGACGATCCTCGCGATCAAAATTGCTATGGCTCATGGTGCGACGAGCATATGCTTGTGCAAATGGCGCTGTCTCATATTCGCTGCGCATTATGTGTAGAGCATTCAAGTATACGAAAGCCAACTCTGCCATGTCTTTGGCATTGAAATTGTGAGGATTTCTATTGCGTAACAGCTGATTCTCATCCAGGGTGTTGATCAACGACAGTTTCACGCTGGCTCCTTCTTCATGAAGTGCGGGCGATTTACCAGCTTGATCTTTCCGCTTGGTGTGTCTGCCACATATCCTTCGTGTCCAGGAACGTCTCTGAGATCAGCCCTAACGGTACCGCCAACCTGTGCATCAACGTTTTGTTTTAGCTGATCCTTTAGCTTGGTCAATTGATCAGCCACCATCCAGGCTGCTCCGTAGCCCTTGGGGTTCTCAGCAATCCAAGACAAGAGATTCTCACGTTTGCGTTCAGTGATGTCCTTGGTGTTGCTCTTGGCCCACGAAATGAAACCGTTGGCTGCATCTGCCAGACCATGCGCACCGGCATAGGCTCTGCTGTTCACGTATTTTTTCATTAGGTCTGGTAGGTTGGTCAATTGTCGTACTGCCAAGCTTGCAGGATCCAAGAACTTGTCAATGCTGGCTTTGTTGCTGTTGATAAAATTATTCAAAGAAGTGATCAGCTTTGTTGGTAGCGCTGTGCTCTCGAGATCGCGTATCTCTGGTCCCATTATGACCAATCCAGGTGACTCTCGCAGCCCGCTATTGCCTATATCGCCTATTGCACGAGGCTCGTCATCCTCACGGCTATCAAACTTGCTGTGTACTGCTATACCGGCACGGCTCTTGCCAATGCGCTTTCCAAGCGGGCTATCTACTGGTATGCGATAGGTTATCTTGTTAGGCATAAACACATAATGACCGTCGATGATTTCTGGTGTTTTCGTCCATAGGACATCACCTTCGAGATATCCCTGCATGTCCTCCGGCACTGCTTTCTTGAGCATGCCATACATACCTGCGATACTCTTGGCATAATCTTGCCTGCCTGGTTGGTCTGGTTTACGCATGAAAAGCATGGTATCCAACTCGCTTGCGCTGCGTGGCATGCCTCCAGGTTTTTTGCTACCAAATCCGCTCTTGTCAGTGACGGTGAATCCATCTGCATCATTACCAAATATCAAGGCAGGGCTGCCATCCCACTTGATGGTAACGGTATGTGGCTGTTCAGCTGCTTGCGTTAGCGCTGTCAATGCCCTTTTGGCGCCTGCAGCACCTTCATCAAACACTAGATCTTCTGGGTGATCGATGCGAGCTTTGGCTTCTGTGATGAACCAGCGCTGCGGTATGATGATATCGCTGTGCCTCACGACTGTTGCCTTCCAGCTGGTACCTTTACTCTAGGTTTAGCAGCAGGGGCAGCAGGTGCTGGTTGAGCGGGAGCCGCTGTCGCCGCAGCAGTTTGCTTGGGAGCCGTTGGTTTTTTGCCTTTGGCTATACCTGCAATGAGCCTTAGATCCTGCAATATGGCAACACGAGCATTTGGCTTTTGCTTGGCAACAGCAAGAGCTATCTGTTGAATGATGTTTGGATGAGCTGAACGTGTGGCTTCTGTTATCTTTTGCGTGTTGAGTATGTCAATTACCTGCTTTGCCTGTGCGGGTTTCAGCTTGGCTATCTCGCTGCGTATGCCAGATGCTGTGCTCAATATCTTCTGACGTTCCTGCCAGATTATCTCTCTGAGATATGCTTCAGCAGCAGCCTTGCCTTCCTTGCTCAGCTTGTCGTTTACTTCTCTGTCTAGCTCAGCATCACCTGTCTTTATCACAGGAGCTTGTGTTTGTGCCTGGGCTTGTGCCTGAGCCGGAGCTGCTGTAGCTGCAGGTGCCGCAGCTGCTGGTGCTGCAGCTGTTGTTGCGGGTTTTGATACAGTCTGCTTGTAACCAGGCACAGACGTCGCCATCGATGCTGTTGCGCTACCGCTAGTAGAAGCAGGTGCCGGCTTTGCTGTTTGCTGCGCTGGTTGAGCCTGAGGTTGAGCTGGTTGCTCTGCAGGCTTTTGATCGCTTGCTGCAGCTGGTGCTTCTGGCTTTGCTAGCGTTGGTTCTTTCTTAACGGCCTTTGCTGCTATGGCAGGCAGCTCAAGTCCATATTTGTCAAAGACCGACTTGATCTGCTCATCACTAAACCCAGCTTTCTTTTGCGCCAGATATAGGTCCTCGTCTGTAGCAGGACCAGCTTCCATCAGCAGTCGCAGTCCATAATTTACCGCAACAGATTCTTCAAAATCATCTACAGAGTTGATGGATTTGCTTGATCTAACTCCCGGCTTGTATGTCTTTGTTTGTCCTGGATATGCATCATCTTCCCCGCCCCCAGATTTGCCATCATATGGACTTGCCATGGCTTTTCGCATCCTTGCAGCTGCTTCTATGTCCTTGTCAAATCCCTTAGCTGCCTCCGGATTCTCTAGCTCAACGAATGCCTTTTCAATATTTGCACTGCCACCACCGATGCTGCCTCCGTGTGCTTCAGCTGCAGCGCCCATGGCTAGCATGCTAAGTTCACTTCTGTCAATTTCTGCTCTGAGACCAGATTCGCCAGCATTTCTTATCACAGAATCGACAGCTTTATTGAAGCTGTTGTGATCAGTTATCTTACCGTCTTTGGCCATCTGCTTGAGATCATGTACCATGTCGTCCATGGTCTTGTGATGCTGAGGATCAGCTATTGGTGCATGGGTGCTGGTGTTGGCCATCATCATGTGACCAAGCTGTCCAACTGCGCTAGCTGCTAGGCCGCCTATGGCACCCGCAGCCAAGCCCATTGCAGCGCCCTTGGCACCTGCTTTAGCAGCGCTCTTCCAATCTTGACCTGACATCTTAGCTCTAGCAATGCTGGCTAAGCCACCTGCAACTGCACCTGCTGCTTGTGGGCTAGCAGTGGTCATTAGCACAGCTGCACCAGCAGCACCAGATATGGCGGTCAATGCTAGCGATTGTAGATCTGGATTCTTTACTGCAGTTTGTGCGAGTTTCAACAGTTCTTTCTTGGCAGCAGCATCCTTGATTGACGACAACGCAGTCTTTATCTTTGCGCCAAACCCTTTGACAGGCGTGCTTTGCTTGGCATCCGGGATCTTATCATAGAATTGATGTTGCAACTTCTCTGGAACGATATCCCCAAGGCTAACGGCTTTTGGTAAACCACTTGGTTTCATCGCCCCAAAATCAGCCATTATCTTTTGGTAGGTGGCCGGATCAATAGCTTTTGCTTCTGCTAACCTGCTCTCATCAAGTTTCCGGGTCAGCCATGCGCCATATGGCTTGAGAAAGCTGTCGCGCATCTCCGTGAGCTGCCGCTTGGTCCGTGCATCGGTATCATATACCAGGGATTCAAAAAGTTCGTCTCGGAATTCAAAAGCTTTCATGCTACACCTGATAATTGTCTCAATGCCTGTTGGGCTGACGCTATGCGATTATATGAAACCTGCGCGTTATTTTGCGGTGCAGCTGTTGCAGCTGGTGCAGCGGCTCCTGCGGGTTGACCTGCTGTGCCACCGGCAGCTGCTGTGGTTGCAGTTTGTCCCGGTGCTGCTTGTCCTGCAGCAGCACGTTGCTGTGGCTGTTGTGCTGGTTGATCGGTCTTATCTCCCAGCTTTTCTATCTCCATCTTTCGCACGGCTGCCACGCCTATCAGCTTGTCAACTAGCATGTCAGCGACAGCGCCGTCTTCGATACCCCAAACGCTCTTTATGGTTGCATCATCATTGGCTAGATCAGCAGCTGAAATATCAACTGGCTTGATACCCGTACCTAGCTTGGTTTTCATGGATTTCAGTATGCGATTTATCTCAGCATCTGACAGCTTCATCTTGCGCATGTAGAGATACAAGGCTTTGGTGGGCAATTGATTCATCGTGGCTTTGGTGATAGCCTTACCTTCAGCATCTTGATATCGTCCAGCCAACTTAGATATCTCTAAGATGAACGCATTTACATATCGCTGCATCTCCTTGGCGCCGCCAGCAAGTTCAGTATCTTTGGTGGGCATTAGGCCAGTCAACCATTTCTGTATCGGCTGCCAAAATTCTTCTAGGTTTTCCTTGGAATAGTCTTGTGCCCTCATGGTTGATTCACCTTCAGCTCTTTGATCTTGCGCAGGAACTTGCGCTGATCTTCGCTCATTATGCTGCGATGCAGGCGCTTAATTAGATCCTGTGCATCTTCGTCGCTGTAATTTTCTCGTATCAGCTGAACAAGGTTTATAGCACTAGCAATCACGTGGCTTGCTCGGCTCTCTATCACGGTGTGCTTGCTCTTGGCAGGGACGAACTTGTCAAGTTCGTCAATGAAGCTGTTCATTTTATCAGCCATGGTGATCCTCATGCTAGGTTCATTATTTAGTTAGAGCATGCTACCCGATAAATACCTTTTATAAAACATCCGGAGCCTACCATGAACATCACACTGCAATCAGATGCTATGCGCGAATTGATGCGCCGCCTTGCTGAGGCAGAAGGTGGCATACTAGGTAATGACGATGCGGCAGCTCCTGCAGATCCAGAAGCGCCAGCAGAGGAACCAGCTGCACCAGAAGCAGCTGCCCCCGAAGCAGGGACAGAAGATCAACCTCAAGATGATGCAGATATTGAAAAGGTCATGACCGAGCCCAGAGATACAT